GAACCGTAGGTTCTCCTATGACCTCTCCCTTTTATTAAAATATCGCTTAGATAAGCGATATTTTAATTCAAATAAAACAAAAATAAAGGGAAGGGGTCGTAGGGGAAACCTACTTATTATAGTTATTCGGTGAATGGAGCGAAGCGACCAAAGGGAAGGTTCAAAAGGAAACCGTAGGTTTCCTTTACCATTTGCCCGTGGTCTTTTTCACCATAATATTATTCCCCTTTGCTTTTCTCTTCGCATTGGGGTCATATTCGTCTCCATCGTCGTCTGCCAAATTCTTAGATAATTCCCAGAATTCTTTGGACCCCAATTTGAAATCGGGTCTGTCTGCTGCCTTGTACCAGAACACTTGGTCGTTAATCTTGTTGGACTTGGCGTTGTTGGATATGACCATGCACTCGTAATTCTCGGTTGTCTGGTCCATAATGGTGCAAAACGATTCCAATGTGGGAAACATCGACGCATAGTTCTCCCAAATCTTCTTACGATTGGATAAATAATTCTCGCGCAAAATAAAAACGTAGTCAATATTGGTGCGGAGATTGGGTGGGATACCCAATGGGTATTGCATTGTGATGATTAACATCACTTTCCAGTGTCTCAATTATACCATTTTCATTCAGACATTTCTTTCTGAAGTCATTAAATCAATGCTTTTTGAATGGGCATTGCACTCTCTCGAGTGGGTTTAGACTATATCTTAAGGCATCATCGTAATTGGTTAGATTACTCAACCCCACGGGCATTTAGTCGTTGAACAATCATCATATCCTTACCATTGCGGACTTAGATGACGTGCTGCGGGTTATCTCTATTTTATACCTTTTTACTGTATTTTATGTAGTTAACATAAACCGCGACACTATTTCTAGTGCCGTTTAGTAGTATAAACCTTCATAGAACTTTATGCTAAGTTCTAAATCAAGACGTCTCCGCAATTTGGACGTGTTGCATATAAAGGGCAATAAACCCTAAATACACTAGCCATTCTTTTGGAATGACTTAGGCAAACAATTCACCGTTCATGAACAAGGATCTCATCAATTTATCTTTGGTCCAGCTGCTGTCGTACAAGCAATCATCCAGAATAACAAAAGTGCGCGGGTCAATAGAGCACTTTTTGTAAGTCTCCATCTCAGCCTGGCACTGTTTCATAACGGTTTTCTGGCGCCTCAAAACATTCTCTATCAAAATGCTGTTGTATTCTTCGTGGATGAAAAGTTTGGGAACCAGTTTTCCGTAAAATCCGTTGCCGGCTTCTGTTCCGGAGATGACGGTGCCAATGGGAATATCTTGGTGATGGTATAGCAAATCTTTAACCAAAAAGGTTTTGCCGGTATCACGACGCCCAATCAAAACAATAACGGGTCCTTTGTTTTCTTTCGGGTCAAATGTGATTGCGCGCATATCAAATTTTTTCAATTCAAGTGTCATGTTAAATTAATTAATATATGTAAAAGAAAGATAAAAAATGTGTAATTGAAACGATATGTCATTATTTATCTTAGTGAAACGATTAGTTCATTATACCTAAATTATGTTTTAGCGTAAAATATAAATGGATAACAAATTCAGTATTTTTTATAAAAAGGCCAAGAAGATTGATTTAGAAATGTTGGATTCAATCAGTGAAATTCAAAATTATAATCCCATTTATAGCCGTTTTTTCGAAATGGATGAAACCAACTACAATCGGATTGCTCTTAACCACAAATACCACGTCTACGATTTGAAAACGGTGGTGGACGATCATGACAATCGAATGGAAAAGGACATTTTTGTCAAATTCTCTCCACTTTTGGATCCGCTGAATTATTTGAGGGGGAAATACGATTTGGAAACCCCCATTTTCAAAACACTTCCTAAACTTGGAAGCGATACGTGTTTGCCCAAAGTGTTGGATGTGAATAACTCTTCTTATGTAGACGGTTTTTTCTCTTATCTAACATCCATGATGAAAGACACACACGGTTTGGTGCATGGTGTGGAGTATTATGGTTCGGCACTTGCAGTACAACGCGGATTTAAGTATGATATTGCCGACGACCTGGATTTTTTGACAAAATGTCCGTTTTTCACCAATAATTTGAACAAACATTTCACGGTGGACGAAGACACCTCCATCATTTTGCGCGAGTATTCGGGAGAAGGTTCGCGGACCAATAAGAAGAAGCTGAGTATCAAAGATTTAGACATTGATTTGGATGTAGAGGAGGTTATCGCTGAATTGGGTGCTATCGCTGAATCGGGTGCTATCGCTGAATCGGGTGCTATCGCTGAATTGGGTGCTGTTGCTGAATCGGGTAAAACAACCGATTCAAATGCTGTTGATGAATTAACCCCGTCCTTAGAATACGAATCCTTATTGAAAGAATCGGACAACCACAACGAATCCAGTAGTGATTCCGACAGTAGCGATGATTCCAAATCGGACACGACCGAATCGGTCGAGAGTGATTGGGAGACGGAATCGGATGACGAAGAGGATGATTCCGAAGACCACGGTTCCGAACACGATGATTCCATTTTCGAAGAGGATGAAAAGATGTTCAGTTATCTGAATGAATTTCCAGTCCAGCTTATTTTCCAGGAAAAGTGCAAAGGCACAATGGATGAATTGATAATGCAGAGAAAACTGAAAGACGATACTTTTATTGAAGCTCTTTTGCAGATTGTTTTGCTTTTGGCCACTTACCAAAAGGTCTTTGATTTCACCCACAATGATTTGCACACCAATAATATTATGTATGTAGAAACGGAGGAGGAGTTTTTATATTACCGTGTTGGCGGAGTTTGCTACAAAGTCCCCACCAACGGTCGCATTTTCAAATTGATTGATTTTGGAAGAGCGATTTACCGATTTGGGGGCAAAACGTTTTGCAGCGACAGTTTTGCGCCCAATGGCGATGCTGCGACCCAGTATAATTGCGAGCCGTATTTCAACGAGAAGAAACCCCGAATTGACCCGAACCCCAGTTTCGATCTGTGTCGTCTGGGTTGTTCTCTCTACGATTTTGTTTGCAGAGACGACGAGGTGAAAACCCCGTTGCAGAAATTGGTGGATTCCTGGTGCAACGACGACCACGGAAAAAGTGTTCTTTACAAACCCAGCGGTCAAGAGAGATACCCCGATTTCAAATTGTATAAAATGATTGCGCGAACCGTGAACAATTTGGTTCCAAGTGAACAGCTGAAACAGAGCATTTTCAAAAAATATGTTTACGACGCAACCATTTGCCTAGAGACAATAATCAATGTAGATGCATTGCCCAATTATGCATAAGGGAACTAATAATCCCATCAAATTAGGTTAAAAAGATTCCATTAGTAATTATTACTTAGTAATGGAAAAAATCGATAAAATCATATATATCAACATGGACGCAAGGGCAGAAAGAAGGACGGCTCTTTTGAAAGAATTTGACCGCATCGGTTTCACCGAAGAGAAAATCATCCGGTTTCCGGCCTCTTCTTACAATGGTTGTCCTAACTCCGGGTGTTTGTTGAGCCATGCAAATGTACTGGAAATGGCCTACGACCTGGATTTGCAAAATGTGCTTGTCATAGAAGACGACTTTATTTTCATCGATGATGTAAAAAAAATCCATCACGACATAAAAGCTTTTTTTGAATTAAATCTTTCGTGGGATGTGGTTATGCTGACAACGTGCGCGGCTATAATCTCTGAACCGACGAATCAATTGATTTCGAGAATTTCGTCGTCGGGCAATGGTGCGGGGTATTTGGTCAATCGGACAATGATGTTGGAACTCAGCACGTTGTTCAAATCCAATGTAGAGAATTTGTATTCAACCAAACAACACTGGGTTTACCAGAATGATATTTTGTGGAAAACGATTATGCCGTCGTCGCAGTGGTATATGTTCAATCATTATTTGGGGTACCAGAAGGAAGGATATAGCGATTTGTCGCAGGATCAGAAGATCGCGATTATTCCGCAGATTGTAGGGGAACCGCTATGCTCACCCCCTATAACCCCTCCTTTGAGAAATAATTCTTCAATTGTGGTAGATGAACCAGTTTATCTTCATATTGAGGAGGAAAAATATTTAGAACAGATTGACGCATTACTTCCTACGAGATATTGTGCTGACTCTATTGTAAATAATGTAATCAGTGCATTTATTGGTCGGTCCAATGTCGGATTGCAAAAATACGGAACAACATTGGATAGAGATGATTTATCAGTTCTTGATTGGATTCAGCACGCCCAGGAAGAACACATGGATGCTATTCTTTATTTGGAAAAGTTGAAAACTGAAATAAAAAAGGGAAGGAGCTTGGTGTCGCCTTAAAGGCTTGGTGTCGCCTTAAAGGCTTAGTGTCGCCTTAAAGGCTTAGTGTCGCCTTAAAGGCTTAGTGTCGCCTTAAAGGCTTAGTGTCGCCTTAAAGGCTTAGTGTCGCCTTAAAGGCTTAGTGTCGCCTTAAAGGCTTAGTGTTGTTTATCATTCTTCCTCCACACGTTGTGCGTTTTTTTTTTCTGCAATTTTTTTGATGGCCTTTATTATGGTTCTAAGAATAAATGATATCGCGGTCCCGACCGTCAATGATATAAGTGCGCACATCAGCACTTCGACCAATATTCCCTGTATTATTATTAATATAATTCCGTAAATTCCAAATAATGATATAATTAATTTCCCTCCCGGCTCGTCGAATATCGAGAATCCTAGAAAAACTAGGAGCGATACTAATAGTATTGTTTTTATTATGTCTGCCATTTGTGTGTCTGCCATTTGTGTGTCTGCCATTTGTGTGTCTGCCATTTCATTCATTTGTTTATACTGTTTGTTTTTATAACTTACACACTATTTCGAATAAATATTTCAATTTTACAATTGCAAAAAACATAAAAAAATAAAACGTAAATATATAAGAAACCAATGCATCGTATATATTTTCCGAGCTCAATGGGACAGAGAAAACTCGGCGTGGATACAACCAGTAAATATTTGTTCCAACTTTTTGGAAATAACGGGACCCTAGTAAAAACAAAAAACAGTACGATAGAACTTTGCAATCAGCTTCGCACTAAACTTCTTTCGGATAATCTGCGAAATCTGTTTACCGCAAATATGAAGACAAAAAAACCCACCATAAATATCGGCGGAGACCACTCCATGGCCATTGCAACCATTAGTGCGTCGTTGGAAAAACACGGCTCCGCACTTAAGGTCATTTGGTTTGATGCACACGGCGACATCAATACGCGCAAAACATCACCCAGCGGGAATTATCATGGAATGCCTCTCGCGTTTTTAACAGGTTTAGATAGTGATTACGATTTGTTTCCATTTTTGTTTTGGGTTCCCGATCTCAAATTTGAAAACATTCTTTATTTGGGTATCCGCGATTTGGACGATGGAGAGAAGGCGATTTTGAAAGAGAAGAAAATCAAATTTATTCGGTGTAAAGAAATCAATGAAAACCCAAAAGAAACCTATGCAAAAATCAAAGAATTTGTAGGAAAAGACCCGCTGCATTTTTCGTTT